GGAGAAGGACCGCAAGGCCGGTGGCCTCTCCGCGGTCGTGAGGGAGGCCCTGATGGAGGCTCCTTGGGTGGAGGCCAGCCGACCCGACGGTCTTTTGACCGAAGAGTGGGAGGACCTCCTCTCTGAGGAGCGCCTCTATCGGTGGTGTACCGAGCGGGTAGGACTTCCGTCCGCCCGCGTGGTCGCCATCGAAGAGGTAGGTCTAAAGGCGCGGATCGTGACGAAGTCCCCCGCATGGCTCGTCCTCCTTGGGCATCTAGCCCGGAGGCGAATCTTGTTGGGGCTCCGCCGCGACCCGGCGACCTCTGGAGTCCTGAGGGGGGATCCCTCGCTGTACCACATGGCCTACGGCTCGCGCCGTGACCGTGGGGACATCGAGGTCCTCTCCTCGGATCTCCAGAATGCCTCAGACCTTCTCCCCCTGGACCTCATCGCCGCGATAGTATCCGGTCTCGTTGAGTCCGGCCGCTTTCGCGACGGTGAAGTCCAGGGCCTGCGGTTGTGTACCGGGCCGCAGATGGTTCGGTGGGACTCGGGAGAATCCCTCTCTTCGAGGGGGATCCTCATGGGTCTCCCGCCCACCTGGGGCCTGTTGTGCCTTTACCACCTCTTCGTGATTCACGAGTCGGTGGGGGTGCTCCTCCCGTCGTGTCCCGGCCAGCGCGTCCCTCGCACGCTCTTTCGAGTGTGCGGTGACGACGCTGTCCTCCTCGGGCCGGCTGCCGTACTTGACAAGTACGACAGCCTACTCGCGGACACGGGGGCGAAGATCTCCCTTGGCAAGCACTTCCGCTCGGATCGGGGTCACGCAATCTTCCTGGAAGAACTTGTGGTCTTCAAAACCTGCCGCCGCCAGCCAGACTACTCTCGCGGGCGTTTCCGGCCTTTCCGTCCTCTTCGGAGGGGTCTAGAGGGCTTTGTAGCCCCTGACCCCTTCCTCGATCGGGATAGGTCGGTCACGCTCCGCGGTCTCGTCTGCCCGGAGGCGGGGCTCCATGGGGGTGAGTCGCTCATCGTCGCGCCGTCCGTCCAGGTTTCCCTGGCCGCCGGTGCGGTCGTTGAGTCACTTATCTCCATGGGCGCCGACCCTACGCGGGTTCGCGCGGTACAGAATACCATCCATTTCCGAGGCGTTAGGGAAGTCAGGCGGGCTATGCCCCCCTGCCTCCCTCGTTGCCTCGGCGGTGCTGGTTTCTATTCCGAGCGCCCATTTAGGGCCCTGGCTTCGAAGTACCACAGGAGGGCCTTAGCGGTCCTCCTCCTCCGTGACCGCGGTGACCCGGGGCCCGGTGCCTTCTCCCGCCTCTGGCGGGGGGTGACTTCGTCACCCTCCTACCAGATGGCGGTCGAGGACGCCGAGTCCCTTCTTTCGCGGGTACCTTACGCTTACAAGCTTCAGGTGCCCCGAAAGAGTGGCCACCGCGGCGCCCCGTGGTACGACTGTGGGACCTCCGAATCCTTTTTGGATTCGCAGACCCTACTGGCGCACCGCCGCCTTTCCTGCGTGATGGGCCCCGACGTCCTCCCTATACGGGTAGGGCTTTCGGAGCTCGCACGTAGGCAGGCGGCCCTCAAACGGAAGCTCCTCGCGTTCTGGCCTTCGGTCCGCCCCATGGGGGGGACCGTAGCGGAAGCGCTGGAGCTCCATCGTAGGAGGTCGGAGAAGAGGGTGTTCCTTCCAGGAACTGAGGACCCCACACGCCCGGGCGTCTTTGGACGCCCTTGGGTGTGTGGGGAGAGCACGAGGATCGAGTTGCGCG